TTTGCCATGAGAGGCTCCTCAGTTTGCGCCTGCTGTCTGTGAGGTCAGTCCGCCAAGTCGGTCAGCAGGCAAGGTGAATCTTGGACTGTGAGCAGGGTAGCATAGTGTTGAAACTGGGTCAAGCGTAAACAAACACCAGCCCAGTAAATTTGCCCTTGCCAATTGGTTTACCAGAGAGCAGAGCGCGGCGCAGTGTGGGCATTGTCATTTGGTAGTGCGTCAGCACAGCAGTCAAGCTGTCAAAAATTTGCCCAGAGGTTTGCTCCAAAACTTTCTTGCGCATCTTCTCCTTGGCTTCTTCTGTGTGAGTTCTGCCAAGCCAGTGCATATGACTGCGCCCTGCTTCAATGTTTGCGCGGATCTTGGCGCGACCTTCTTCTGAAACTTTCCGGCCTGGGCCTTTGGGCTTGCCGCGTTGGGTGTCGCCAATTTTGGCTTTGGTTTCTTCGCTACGCTGCCGGCCTTCCCAAGGAGCGACAGGATTTGCCATCTTGGCTACACTAATTTTGGCTTTGGTTTCTTCTGTGTGCTGCTTGCCAACACGAGGATGATTAAAGTAGTCCTGAGCGTAGAAGTCTTTTAACGTCTGGGAGATTTGTTGTCGCTGTTCTTCAGAAACCGTTTTACCAAAGTTTGGTGTTTTATACGCGGGCGCGTTTCGCCACGGTGCTGCAGAAGAGTGCCCAGTGTTGTAGCAGTATGTTTGCCCAACATGCTCTTTAAGCCAACGATCTTCTACTCCTTGCAAAGACACAGCGTCAGGAACTTCTTCAACCACACGGAAGTCAAACTTCTCCTCTCCATACTTATTCCACGCCGCCTGAAGGTGTTTGCAGTGGTGCCGATTACCGCGCAACAATTTTCGATGTTGACGAAATCGAACCTTCTTGTGGATCGTGCTTCCAACGTAAAACTTGTCGTTGACCAAATTAACGATCTTGTAGATTACCTGTGTCAAGGTCCGCTCCTTACGGTACAAAGCCTAGACCTTAATGTACCAGTGGTACAAGGCAAAGTCAACGGACAAAAGAAAAGGCCCCCGAAGGGGCCTTAAGTGCTTGATTTACAAGGACTTTTTGCTTAGGCTCCGGGAGACCCGTAGATGCCCAACGGGTCGCTCACTCCGAACGAATACCGCTCTCGTGCCTTGTAACGAGCGTTGCCCGTGTCGAAGTCGGCATCCATTGACGTAGCCATAGGCACGCGCACGAAGTGCTTCAGACCGTTGGGCACATCCGTGGTCAGGAACCACGCATTGGTGTCGGTCAAGAAGTGGTTAACGGTATATCCCTCAGGGATAGAACCGTTGTTCTTCAGTGCGTTGATGTCGTTGTCGGCGGTGCCCACACGCAGGCTGGTTTCCAGCAGGCGGGTTGCCGTGAACATCAGGGCCGGGGGAACAACCAGCTTACGCGGCTTAGCAGCGATCAGCAGACCACGCTCATCCGTCCAACCAGCGATCTGAATGACGGCGGCTTCCAGGGAAGTCTCGTTCAGGTCGGCGGCGGTCGTCGGGCGGTTGCTGTTGGTGCCACCAGAGACCAGCGGGTGAGCGGTCGAGAACAGGGCTTGTCCGTCGCCGTAGGTAACAGCGCTGTTGAAACCGTTGTTCAGGATGGCAGCAGCTTTGACCTGCTTCGTGTAAGCCATAGCGCGAGCCAGGGCCTTCGTGTAGCGGGCCGACAGACTGTCGTACAGGTTGTCTTCCATCGCCTCTTCGGTGACGGAGAAACCCATAGCGATGGTCTCGTGGTTGTAACGAGCGGTCCAGGCTTCCTGCGCGTTGTCGTAGGAAATTGCTTGACCTTCGTTCTTCACCGGAGCGGCGCTGAAGCCGGAGAGCTTGGTTTCTTCTTCGAACGAGCGCTCTGAGGACTCGGTCTCGTAGATTTCCTTATGCTCTTCGCCGTAGCGCTTGTACTCCATACCAAACAGGGCGTTCAGCCCAGGCAGGAGTTCCTTGAGTAGTTGGGCGCGTGAAATTGCCATTTTGTGTTACTCCTTAGATCGCAACTGCGACATCATAGGCGTGGTAACCGGCATTCCACTTCACCAGCACCTCTTGGAAGCCGTTGAAGGTGAGAGTACCCGTTTGCCCGGTGGTAGCAGCAGTAGCTTGCGACAGCGTCACCGTAGTGCCACTGACAGCAGCCACAAACGTACCGGCTTGGACGTTCAGACCCGTGACCAGCATGCCGGTCTTGATCGAAGCGTTTGCAGCGGCCAGCGTCACCGAGGTGCTGTTGTTGCCAGTGGTCGCGGTTTGCGTCACCAGCAGTTGGGTCTCCGGAACCATCTGAACGATACGGAACGGAGCGGTAGCCGTGCGGCGCACGTTGCCCGAAGCCAGCATCAGACCGACGTTGGAGTTGCCGCTGAAGTTGGAACCCGAACCCGTGTTTGCGGTGGCGGTAGCCATCGAAGTCAGGTTCGTGCCCAGAGCAGCAGCAGGTACGCAGCCCAGCACGGGGGTGCCAGAAGCGTTGTACTGGATGATCGCAGCCTTGATGACAATGTCCGGGTCATCGCTGACGTAGGCCACAGCATCAGGAGCAACGGTGTTAGCAGCCCAGCTTTGATAGCGTTGCTTGCCAAACAGAGGACCGCCAGCCGGGGTGTATTCACAACCCAGGAAGACGCCCAGCGTACCGCCAGTTTCTGCCGCAGCAGAGTTGTACGCCAGACCAGAAGTGATCAGCGTACCGTCAGAGGTGAACTTTACGGGGTCACCAAAGTACAGGGAAGAGGTATACCCGCTAGCAATCGGGATCATTCGCGTGGAACCCGCGAAGACCTGACCACCAATCAGGTTAACCGGAATTAGACCGTACGGTCCTTCTACGGTAGGGTAAGCCATTTAAGACTCCTTGAATTTACAAGCCGCGTCCGAACGAAACCTCCGAGCGGCGCTCCTTAAACAGAGGCATCCGAGGATCATTCTCGCGCATGAAGTTGTTGTCCACTGATTGCATCTGCCCGTCAGCTTGACGCTGGAAGTAGGTAGAACGCTGCTCAATGAACTCCGAAGGTGTTTTGCAAAGCATCAAGCCACCGATTTGAATGCTGTCTGGGAACCGGCCCGCGCCGCCTCCTGACACATGCGCTTCTGGATGGTCGCTAGCTTTAACGGGCTCCCAGCCCTCTTGCAGCTTGACGGAGACATTACGAGGATCATCAACACCGAGAGTGCTGACACGAATCCATCGCATGGAGTATCCAGGCTCTGGGTTCACATCAGGAAGCAACTGCGGCGGCATCCACTGCTTGGGCCTCTCAGCCTTTGCTCGGGAATCTGCTTCGCGTGAAATTCGGTTCTCAGCCATTTTGTTTCCTCATATCTTCCGCAACCTGACGCGCATAGGCTTCCAAAGGAACCCCAAGACGCTTGGCGATATTGACTTGTGATTGTGTCAGCACGATCTTTCTGGGCGCTGTGCTGCGTGTTGCTGGTGCTACAACTGACGACTTTTTTGCTGTCTTTCCCGAGGAGAACGCATCTGGGAAAATTTGCCGTACACGAGAGTTAATCTTCTCGTAGTACTCATCGCTGGCTGTATCCACCCCGCTTTCAACAAGTTTTTTGTGAACTGTCAAAGCAACTGCGGTCATTTCGTCGTCTGACCCAAACCACGGATTGGCATCTTGCCACGCACGGGCTCTGGTATCGACTTGTACCGGTTGTTCAACAGGTCGTGGAGCGGGTTGTATCACAGTTTCTTGAGACTGTGCAACTTGCGGCTTGAAATTGTTTACCCGTTCAGCACGTATTTTTGCTGACGTTAACTCTTCTTGCGCAGAAACAAGGGCGTCCGAATCTCCTGATTCATATGCCTGCTTGTACTTCTGCTTGGCCTGCTCTACCTCGTTGGCAACAACCTTCTTGGCTTGCTCAAGCAATACTTGTTGGCCCTGACCCAGGCTACCTTGAAGCTTTTTGTTCTCTTCAACCAGCGCTTGAGCAAGGCGCAGTGCCTCTTCGCGCTCCCGGAAAGCCGCTTCCTTGGCCCTGCGCTCCTCGTGATAACCCTTAGAGAAATGCTGGATGCGCTTCTTAACGCCTTCGGAATACTGCTCAAGCTCGTCGTCGGTGACCTCTGCCGGGGCCTCCTTCATGGGCTTGCGGCCCTTGTCCGCTGTGGGCGTGTCGTCTACAACCTCAATCTCAGGCCCTGATTCAACTTCATACTCCACCTTCTCTTCAGAGGTGGCTACAGGAGTCTCGTCAGGGAACTTGAATTCGTCGTTCTGTACATTTGCCATGAGTTACTCCTTAGCCGCGCTTGATGCCACGGGGGTCTTGTACAACCGCCTCGACGCTGTCATCGTTGATCAAACGGAACTCTTGCCCGTGAATCTTCAGGCGCGTACCCGTGTTGGGGCGCACAAGGACAAAATCTCCTACCTTACATGACGGACCACTGGGAAAGCGCAGCGGATCTTTGTAACAGTCTGGCCCCATCTTGGCGACAAACAACACCGGGCTCATCACCTCTTCAAAGTGCATGGTCTGGCCCGCCTTGGCAAGCCCGCTCTCATACTCTTCTTCCGCTTTTGGCAGAACACAAAGCAAGTGATATGTCACCGGGTCAGGCACCTGACGGGCCTTTTCAGCTTCGGTTTGCGGCAACACCGTGGTGTTTTCACCGTCACTCAGGAGTAGTTCACTCATCGTCGTTTTCCATCTTTCGCACAAGGTCGGTTATAAAAGCATGAGCGCGTGAGAGACCCTGGACCTCACCCGTCATGAATTTGTATTCAGCAAAGTCTTTTGCCGATCCTGAGACAAGCGCTGCGGCGATGGACTCCCGGCGCTCCTCTAGTTCTTTAATGACTACGGTAAACGCAGTAGTCGCCATGTTTGTTCCTTACTGTTTAGGTTGTTGACGCAGCATTTGCTGACGGGCTTTCATCGCATCAGACTGCATTTGCTGACGTATCTTCTGCTGATGCTTCTGCTCGTTGTGCTGAAGTTCTTGCTGTGCTCGTGCCGCTTTGAGTCTCGGGTCTTCACCTTGGTTCTTTTGGGCATCTAGCGCCAGTCGAGCTTGTTCAAGCTGCAGCTTTTGCTGCGCGATTTGGAAGTCCCGCTGGCTGTCAGCTTCCTTGCGCTGAAGCTCTTGCGCCTTCAGTTGCAGTTCTGCCTGCTTCATCTGCACTTCAGGGTTCTGCGCCATCTGCTGGGCTTGCTGCTGTTGAGCCTTCTGCATGTTGCCCTGCAGCAATTGCTGCGCTGCCTGGGCTACCAGACGGGACAACTGAACTTCAGTCTGTTCATCAAGCTCCTGATCCGGCGCGGTCATCGGAACACCAAGCTGCTCTTCGATCTGCTGCCGGTAAGCAAACGCCATGTGCTCAGCAATGTGCGACAAAATTGCACCCTGCATCTGCTGCGCCATAGGCGTCTGCCCCATCATTTGCATGATGGTTGGGTCTTGGAGCATCGACATATGCGTAGCGATATGCGCCTGATGGTCCTGATAAATAAACGCCTTGGTGGGTTTACCAGTCAGGAAACTCATGTTTTCTGACACAGGATCACGCGGCTTCTGGTCGTCTTCAATCGGCACCAGCTTCTCTGCGTTCTTGATCCCCAGCACCTCCAACATCTGACGGTGCAGTTGCGGCAAGTCGTAGATCTGCGGAGCGCCTTGAGCCAACTGCAGTGCAGCTTGATACTGCATGATCCGCTGAGCCATCGTGGCTGCGTTCGGATCACTGACCGGGATCACCTCAACAAGGTCGTAGTCAGCCTGCTTGACCGCACGGTCACCACCTTCGGGTATGTAAGAGTAGTCAGGCGGCAGGAAGTCACGGATGATCTCCTTGAGCAGCTTGAACTCCATTCGCAGGCTGGCGTGTACACGCGCCTGGACAGCGGACATCGTCTTGAGTTGACGCTCAAGAATAGCCAGTGTGGTGCCCACAGGAGCCTGGGCACTCATGTCCGAGACCTTCAGGTCAGCAATAGCAGCCAACCTGCGTCCGTCTTCCGTAATTTGTTGGAGCAATGCAGCCAGAACTTGGCTCGGCTCCTTGTACGGCAGGGGCATGATGTTGTCCCTGACCGACCCGCTTGGCACATCTACGTCACGGAACTCGCCCGGAGCGATGGGCGTGTCATCCCCCTTAATCCTCAGGCCCCGGCTTTTCAGACCACCGGGCAGGTTGGACAGGGTTCCAGCATCCACCAACTGACGGATGATGGAAGTACCAGCGCGAGCATAACCACCAATAAGATGGATATAGCCCAGACCATAAGCACCAAAGCCAGGAATATATGTGTACTGGACGAAGTGCTGTCGCTTGAGCTTCTTTTTGTCCGCTTCGTCCCAGTTACGGCGGATCGCCAGAATCTCCTGAGTACCACGATCCAGCGTAACAACATACGGGAGCGGAACTTCATCTTCGTACCCCGGCATATCCCAGTCCACATGGATCTCTAGGATCTGATACCGGTCGTCATCCGTCAAGGAGTAACCTTGCTCTTCTGCCTTTTTCTTTTCAACGTCGGTTAGGATGCGCGTCGGCTCACCCAGGTCCACCTCGCGGTAGAACCCAGCAACCTGCAGCTTCTTGATCTCGTTCTCCGTTTTACGCATCACATGCGTGACACGCTCGGCGGTGTAAACATTACTTGCCCCATAGGGCATGATCAAGTCTTCAGCCGGGACAAACGGAGCAGCAGGCAGTTCCGTGCTTGGGTTTGGATAGATCTTCTTAAACGCCGCCCCTGCAAGACCCAGGCTATAGAGCATCCGCTCATGCTCTGAGCGGTAATCCACCATCCGCTCGGTCAGCATGTAGTTCATGTCATCACGAACACGCTCTGCCGCGTCCTCGTTCAGCCGGGTGGACTCTCCAATGATCTGCGTCTTGACCGGCCCCTGAGCAGGGAAGGTCTCCGTGATCATTTCTGACTGGAACCGTATCGCCGCCTCCGTTAGGAGAGGCGAATACACGCCACAAGCACCAGACCAAGGCTCGGTGCGCTCTTCGTACTTCATGCCAAGGACTTCCAGTCCCTTGACAAACATCTCTGTCCAGTCTTTGCGACTGTTGATGTCCGCGTC